TGTTATTCCTTGAAGATTGTCCATGAGGACAGTATAGATTCTGATTGCTGTATGGATTGTGGAAGCACGGACATATCAACAGCTGACATTTACACGTGGGAAAGACTCTATAAGGAAAGGTATGGCAGGAAGTTCGTTGGAAGGAACAATGACCCAAGGTCTTCCATATTTTTCAAGATGTCCATAAGCACCTTAAAGACAAGATTATACCAGGATGACAAGTTATTGGGAGCAGTGCTCCACAAGCTCTATCCAAATTTCCCTGATGGGTTGAGCAAGGAAGAGACGATACTTGTGCTGTTTGACAAGCTATGCAGTGACAATAGGATGGATGACTTGAGGATGGAAATGTATGACCATTCAAGGATGGAGAATAAATATATTTAAATCATAAATAAACACTGAAATGGAAGAGAAGAAGAAAGCAATGGAAAGGAAGTTGAAAGCAAACACCTCCAAGAAACCTGGGGATAATGAAAATGAGGGAAGGAAGCCTCTGACCTATGAGCAGCTTAACAACGTATGTCAACAGTTGTTTCAACAGAACCAGAAGCTGAAGGCTGATGTCACTGAGCTAAGCAACGTGGCAATGTTCAAGAGGCTTGATTACCTTTTCAAGGTAGTGGAGTTTTCAAGCACTTTCAAGGATTCTGACTTTGTAAACTCCTGTATGGATGAGATAAAGGAAGCCCTTACTGTCAAGGAAGAGGATAACGATAATAAAGAGTAAAAAGCATGGAGTCTTCATCAAGCAAGAGAATCATTGGGGGAACGCGCAAGCCCAATAACATAGTGACAGTGCCAGTTGATGACGACTTCTTCAAGTGGTGGTGCATTTTCCTTAGGCCCTTCATCAACCTTACCAACAGGGAGACGGATGTCATAGCTGAGTTTTTGAAACAAAGGTGGGAGCTTTCTCAGACTACCAGTGACCCTGCCTCCTTGGACATACTCCTTATGAGTGACGAGACCAAGAAGAAGGTGATGAAGGCGTGCAATATCACCCAGCAACACTTCTATGTGGTGATGAGCAACCTCAGGAAGAACAAGGTGATACTGGGCAATAACATCAACCCAAGGCTCATACCAAACATAAGGAAGGATGACAATGGGTGCTTCCAACTGATGATACTCTTCAAGGAGAACAAATGAGCGTATTCTGTGAAGCCTCCAAGGTCACTGGCATCCCAAGGGATATTATTGAGAAGACATATAATTCCTATTGGAGGGCAATAAGGGAGCACATATCCTCGCTCCCATTGAAGGAGGACATAGCCAAGGAAGTATTCAATGCCCTACAAACAAGTGTCAACATACCCTCCATTGGGAAGCTGTATGTCACTTATGAGAGATGGGAGGCCATGAGGGAAAAGTATGACAAACACATTAAAAACAAGTAATCATGTTGCATATCAAGAAAATAAAGCCGATGTTCACCAACATAATAACCACAGGTGACAGGTTTGAGAAGGATTTTACGCAAGGAGGTCTCATAGTAGCCAAGAAGGGAGACCTCAAGGTATGGCAGGAGGGAATAGCCATAGGTGATATGGTAAAGGGCATAAATGTTGGTGACAAGGTGATGATAAACATCGCCAACTATGCCGTAAGAAAATACAGCAAGGACAGTATCCAAAATGACCTTGACAATAACCCGAAGTTGAGATACAACCTTAACTGGGTGAGCATGGATGATGAGAATGGCAACCAAATGGATTGCCTGCTCCTGAATGACAGGGACATCCTTTACACCTTTGAGGGAGAAGAGGAGGATGAGGTCATCAAGATACCAAGCAAGAAGGTGATATTGTAGGCCGCATGAGACTGATAAAGACAGAGAACTATGAGTTGAAGGTGGCTGATGAGGCACTGCTCGTAAGGCCAATAAGGAGGCTCTGGAAACAAGACAGGAGCAAGGAGAAGGAGACTTTCTACAAGCAGATGAGTGTGCTTTACTTCACCTATGACCCAACAAGCAATTACTCCTATATTCCTTCTGAGAGGGACAGGATGAAGGAGGTGCTTGCGCAAGAGGGGATTAATGACTTCAAGGAATCACCTGATTTCAAGGCGGCTGTTGAGGTGTATAAAAAACTTGTCAAGACCCCTTCAAGTGAGCTTCTGAGTGACGTGAGGCTTACTGTTGACAGGCTTAGGCAAGCCCTCAAGAGCATAGACTTTGACGCCCTTGAGGAGAAAGACAAGGTAAGTGCCATCAACACTGTATCCACGGTGATAAGCAAGATACCAAAGCTCGTGAAAGACCTTTCAGAGGCAGAGAAGGCAGTGAGCAAGGAGCTTGAGGAGAAAGGCAACACAAGGGGTTCACAAGAGCTTACGATATTTGACATTGACAGGGATTAAAGGAATAAGGGGAAGGCTCAACGCTTTTCCTTTATTTTGTTTTTATGTGGAGCAAGCAAATAATTATCAAAATAAAGTGTTTAGGCTCTTGTGTGGATGCTTGAAAAGGATTATATTTGCAAACAAAAAAGCAATGATATATTCAAGACAAGACCTTGACAAGGCTGATGAATCAGTGAATAAAGTCCCCTTTATCTCAAACATGCATGCAGAAGGGGGCATGCTGTATGGCAGCCAAGTAGATATGCCAAGTGTTCCTCTGGAGGAGTATGGGCAAGCTATGCAGGATGGCACTCAGGAGCCTTTTAAGCAATGGGATGACCTCTCTTTGGCTGAGAAGAATGCCTTTATAGCCACTGCCGTGAAGCATGGGATGACCAACATGGATGACATAAGGAAGGCATACAGTGAGCTTGCCCAAGGCAATGAAGTGAATGACCTTGCCTCACAAGGCAATGAAAGCCAACCATACAATGATGATGGGAGCAGCGTTGAACAGGACACTGCCAATGTATTCCATACGGAACTTCATATCCCACATGGAGGGGAGTTCCATGAAGACCAATAGGAGCTTTGACGCTGAGGCCAAGGACTTTTGGAATGCCATGCCACAGGACATAAGGAAGAAGATTACCCAGCAACAGGCAGACGCCCTTTATAGTTACAGCTACAACGTGGGTGCTGGAAACTTCAAGAGGAGGGTCATTCCAGCACTCCAAGCCTATTTCAATGGCAATGGCTCAATGGGCAACGTGCAGAGAAGCATGTGGGCATCAAAGGACAGGCAGCTTAGGGGACTTGCCAACAGGAGGGCACAGGAAAGGGCAATGTTCGCTGGTAGTGAAATGCCAGTGTATTATGGAGATGAAGGCAATGAGAGTGCCTATGCCCCACAGTACTCTAACCCATGGAGAAACAGCAGGCTTGGCCCAGTGACCTCCATCAATATGTCAAGGGGCTTAGGGGCGATAGACAGTAATGCCAAGGATAATATATTGCTTGGCCCTGTGAGCAACATGAAGGCCAATGGCATGACTCAAGAGGCAATCAATACCCTTTATGACGATGCCCCACAATCATCCATTGCCCCTGTTCCTCAGGAGGAGTTGAGCAGCCTTGACAGGTTCAATGCCATACAGGATTACCTTTCATCATTATCCCCATTTGGCTATGCCAATGGAGGCAGGATGAATGCCAAGTTAGGCGTGGTGTCAAGCAATGGGCAGTATCATGTCAGTCCATCTGACTATGATGCCGTATTAGGCAATGCCAGTAGTGGCCAGCCCTTGGAGGTGACATTGCCTGATACCACTGTGACAGCCAGTGCCCCAAGGAATTACAGGAGCTATTATGACCAAAATGGAGCAGAGGATTTTTTAGATGCCACTACATTGGGATTATTCCCTAACCCCTTTAAATTATCAAGGAGTGCCAGCACTTTCATTCAACATCCTTCTGGAGTTTCTGCATGGGGTACTGCCAAGGATGCCTTGATGTTTGCTGGAGGTGCGGGTTATGATAAAGCCTTTGCTCCTCTTGGCCTAATGAACCTTGCTGACAAGGAAGGAGTAAGGAAAACCTATGGCTTAATAAAGGATGGAAACTATGCAGGAGCCGCAATGTCTGGCTTGGGAGATGTGCTTAATGCAGGGATGGTGGCAGGATTCTTGCCTACAAGAACTAAGGTCACAAGAGTTAAACAAAATATTTTGCAAGACTTTGGAAGCGCAAAAGATGGAAATTTTAAGTTTAGTGGTTTTGTTGAAGACCCTGTGCAGATGCACATAAAAAGAGCCAAGGCTAAAGGATATGATACATCTGGAATAAATATTTACAATTTATCAGAATCTACTCCTGAAAACAAAGCATTTATAAATGAGTTAGCACAACAATATGCTATGTCACCAGAGAAAACTCTTGATTTTTTGGTAAAGCATCTTAATACACATGGCCATGGAGCTGCTTTCAAGGGGACAAAAAATATAATCCATGATGGTAAGGCCATTAATCAGAATGCTATTATTTCTCATGAGATAGACCATGTTCTCCACATTCCAAAAGAACCATTGCCAGATAATGTTTTCTATCCAAGAATAAAAAATATATATGGTAATGAGTTTATTAAAGACAATAATACGGAAGTAGCTGCAAGAGGAAGTCAACTCCATGATTACTTTGGACATACAGGAAAAGAACCATTAACTAAAGAAGATTTGTTATATGCAAGAAGCAATTATTCAAAAGATACTGGTATTGATAATGATATGTCTGATATGCTTTGGAGTACCAAGAATTTAGACACCTTAGCTGATTGGATGACAAAATACTCAACAGCAATTATTCCAGTAGGATTAATAAGTACAAATCATAAAAGCAAATAACCATGTTCTATTCTCTAACGCAAAAAGACAAAGACAAAATAGAGGTCATTTATCAACACTATTTAAATCAGTTTCCAGATATTCCAAATGAAGTTCTGCACGATAGAATATTCTGTGGCTATTGCTGGGGGGAAGGAGGCTTTAGACTTATGTATATTGAAGATTGGGAAAGGGTTTTCAAGCGGGATAAAATGTCAGACCTGTTTACAGTTTTCAAAAATTGGGATGAATATTTTAAATATAAAGGTGATTACCATAATGTACCCTAAATGACAAATGCAAAGTGCTTCCAGTTGTACTGTTGGCCAAGCCATGAAAATCATGTTAAAAGCATGTTTTTGTTTGTTGACTATTGATATTATCCATAACTTTGCAATAAAGACAAGATGACATGGAAGTAATAAATAATCTAAAGACAATAGACACCATAGTGCTTTCCAACTACATATTGAAGCACTATGGGCCAATGTCTCATCTAATATAAATCAGGTCTACAAGGAAGCTATTTTCTGTAGGGTTTTTATCCATGATTATATATATCATTAAAATTGGCTTCTATGAAAAGGATATGAAATATATTCCATTCCCTGAAGCCTACTAAAGCCTTGTTATCATTTGATGCTCTTAGTACCATTAAATCTACTTCTGGTGTTACAGATTTAGGAAGTGCTTGTTCTATTTGTTCTTGTGGTAAAAATTCCCAACCATATCCATGTTTTTTATCAGTGGCCATCTGTTTCCATCCTAATTCTGAATAGCCTTTTAGTCTCTTTAGAAGACCCATGAAGAATTTGACATCCTTGCATTTATCAAAAGAGACCTCTTGTAAATGCTTAAATGAGAATATGGGATAGTCTATTCTGGATATATGCTTTATTTCAGCCTCACTAATGGTATTATTATCATTAGGGATAATAATACCTTTTCTTAACTTTTTTCCTGTGCTCACTGCTCCAGCCTTGTCTTAAAGAAATCAGTCATCTTTTGTAATGAAATCTCATTACCAACACCTACATGAGTGGAAGCCCAAGGAGACTCAGAATGTGTCATATTCATCAATCCAAAAGCAGAGTACTTGCCATAGACAGAGTAAACCTCATCAAAAAGCGCACATTCTTCTTTGTCAGATATTTGAATATCACACTCTTCAGGCTCAATAACATTCTTCCCATATTTCTTGAAATAATTATATACATCAGGTACTACTGGGCCATATTGCCATGCCTCTATATTTTCCTCAAATAATTGAGTACCAAAATATGCCAAATGAAATCCTTGCTCATAATAGAGAAGTTTCTGCAATTTCAGGTTGGTCAATAAATCCCCTCCATCATCAGATGCCGCCTTGTTTATCAGCATTTTTGCAATATCAAGAGCCTTATATGCCATGTCTTATTCATTTTTTGCAAAGTTAGGTAAAAATCATGTAGTAGGCAAATGGCTATGGTTAAATTTTATGGTAATGAACAAGTTTGAAGGAAATGGGCAAATAAGACAAGAAGAGAGCTGTTTGTAACTTATTGATAATCAGGCAAAGTAAAAAATATTTATACTTTATAGAGTATAACTTATACTTTGTGGCATATAATTTATACTTTGTGACATATAAGTAATACTTATTTTTGGTAACTATATGCTATTTTTGTACCTTTGCACTACCTAAATAAAGTATTAATTAATTTTTTTTATTATGATTACAGAGGAAAAAGTCACCTTAGGCCCTTGGGGTGAGGTATTATCAGGGGAAATCAAAAGGATTAAAAAATGCAGTGCTGAGGAATTTTGTCAACTTTATCTAAAAGACAATGCTGAATTTTATCAGTTGTCACAAGCAGAGCATTGTGTGCTTGCAGTATGTATGTATTTATCAACTTATTATGACAAAAAGAAATCAACGTTAATAGGAAATGTAGTTAATTGCAATTCATTATTCATAGACGAGGCAAAGAAAAGAACAGGCTTAAAGGAATCAACGATAAGAAATTCCATTGTTTCCTTATCCAAAAAGAACATGATTATAAAAGACAGTAAACATAGGGGAGTATATTTTCTTAATCCAGAATATTTCTTTAAGGGTAGTATATCAGACAGGACAACCGTAATAAAAAATATCATTGAGTATCAGATAGCATAAAGGTAATATAATGGGCAGGCTTAGGAGGCTTGCCCTTATTGTTTTCTTGAGAAAAGCCAAGGAGGTTCTTTATTTTGAAATGGAATGTATGTTTTCTTCCTACCTTTGCAAGTGTGAGCAATGATTTAGCGATGATTGTTGAATTGGTGGATTTTTAAGTTTTTCATGAAGAACATGAGGGTAAGCCATGGCGTTGGGCTTACCCTCTTTTTATTTTAACGCCTTTCAAAGATAACATAAGGGTATTGTTTAGGGCAGCAAGACGTTGCTGTGTAATGCCTACTTTTGCATGAGGATTAACATGGAAGAATCATGGAGAAGATAGAGTTTAACAAGTGTCAGACCCCTTTGGAGGACTTGCGTTTGGACACATATCCCAAGGAAGTGCAGGAGCAATGGTGGAATTTCCTGAACAATGTGCCATTCATAAGGTGGATGGTATCCAAGGACAGGCCATTGGTATCAGAACTCCCAAGGGATGATGAAGGCAAGGCTATTATTGATGTTACCAAACCACCAATATTGGAGCACACTGAGTATTTCAAGCAATCAGCGAGAACATGGGAGAGTACAGGGATGTATAACAGCCTAAGGCCCAACAGGAATCCCAACAGTGACTATGGCAAGTGGATAAGGGAAGAGAGGAGAAGAGGCTGGGAAGGTTTGGTAGACCCCTCAACAGGGATGTGGATAACTGGTGACTACTATTGGATGCTCAACTATTGTCCAATGCACCTTGTGGAGAAGAAGCCCAATGGCATGAGTATAAGGGTGGTAAAGCACCCTAAGTTCTGGGATGGCCAATTCCTTGTCTCACATTACTTTAATCAAGCAAGAGTTGAAGGACATCATGCCATAGAGCTTGCAAGCAGGGGAAAGGGAAAGACAACCTTGGGTGCCGCCATGCTTGCCAAGAGGTTCATATTAGGGGAGGCAGAGGATAACAGGCAAGGGATACAGTGCCTTGTGACAGCCACAGACAGGACAAAGCTGATAGGCACAAACCAGATATTGTCAGTGTTTATAGATGACATAGACTTCAGCGCCAGGGAGACCCAATTTGAGAGGGCGAGGCTTAAAAGCTCCATACAGGAATTGGCCTGGCAAATGGGCTATAAGCTAACAGGAAGTGACGTGAAGTATGGCTCCAAGAATGAGGTCACAGGCATAATATCAGGTGTCAACCAAGATAAGCTGAATGGCTCACGTGGAGTGCTTTACCTCATAGAGGAAGCAGGTATCTTCAAGAACTTGCTTGACGTGTATAGCATGATAAGGCCATCAGTGGAGCAGGGTTCCTCAGTGTTTGGTGAAATAATAGCTTATGGAACCGCTGGTAATGATGAGAGTGACTTCACCTCTTTCTATGAGATGTTCTCCTCTCCTGAGGGATATAACATTAAGTCTCTTCCAAATGTCTTTGACAAGGAAGGTCAAGGCAGGAAAGAGGCATCAATGTTCTATGGCGCATACATGAATTATGATGACAGCTGCATTGACAAGAATGGCAATAGTGACGTGACCAAGGCATTGCTGAATCTCTGCAATGACAGGTATAAGGTGAAGTATGGTTCCACAGACATAAACACCATAACCAAGCGCATATCACAGTACCCCATTACCCCACAGGAAGCCATAATAAGAAGCACAGGCAATATGTTCCCAGTGACAGAGCTTACAGAGAGGCTTAACCAGATAGACAATAACCCTTTAGAGTATGATGACGTGTATGTTGGTGAGTTTATCATCAACCCTCAAGGGGAAGTGGAGTTTAAGCCAACGGTGGATAAACCAATAAGGGATTTCCCCTTGAAGGACAATAAGGTGCAAGGAGCCTTGGAGATATATGAGATGCCACAAAGGGATGGGGCAGGGAATATACCAGATGGAAGATACATAACGGCTGTTGACCCCTATGATTCTGACCAATCAGAAACCATGTCATTAGGCTCATTCTTTGTGCTTGACCTCTGGACAGACAGGATAGTGGCAGAATACACTGGAAGGCCACAGTTGATGACTTCTATGAGGTGACAAGGAGGGGGACAATGTTTTATAATGCCAAGTGTATGTATGAGAATAACCTCAGGGGACTGTTCGCTTATTACAGCAAGAGTAACAGTGTTTACCTGTTGGCTGAGACCCCACAATACCTTAGGGACAGGCAGCTTATAGGTTCTACCAGCTTTGGCAATTCAGCCTATGGCATAAGGGCCACCCCTCCCATCATTCATTATGGATTCAGGCTAATAAGGGATTGGCTCATGAAATCCTCCACCAAGATAGAGAAGAATGAGAAGGGAGAGGATGTTGAGGTGACAGTGCCTAACCTGTATAACCTCAGGGACAGGGCACTGATAAAGGAGCTTATGCTATGGAACCCAGTGAAGAACTTTGACAGGGTGATGTCACTTGTGCAATTAATGCTTTACAGGGAGGAGAAGATGATACTCTACCAAGGCAACATACAGAAGGGAGAAGAGAAGAGTGATGGCATGGAGAATGATGACTACTTTACCAAGAATTATCCAGGCAAGAGGTCACAAAAAATAAGTCTTTACAATAGATTTAGATAATCAAAGCAAGACAGTTAGAAGGTCATTACATAGTAACATCCTGGTTATCTTTGCAATAAAAGAACATGATAATATGACATATAACTCAGCAGGAGGTTTCCCCTCGCAGCAACTGTCCTTCAACAGGAAAAACAAGGTGTGGAGGAAGGCTTGCGTGGATTTTGGGGACAATCACAGCATACTTCATTATCATTTGGCAAGGAAAAGTGCTTACCAAATGAAGATAGACTATGACCTTATAAATGGCAGGATACATATGGAAGACCTCAAGGCATTTGTCAATCCTTATGGTCTTGATGCTTCTTTCATCCCAGATAACATACAGCATTACTCCATAATAAACAGCAAGTTGAGGGTGCTCAGAGGTGAGGAGACAGACAGGGTGTTTGATTATAGGGTAGTAGTGACTAATCCCAATGCCGTCTCAGAGGTAGAGGAAGAGAAGAATAAGCAGGTGAATGAGAAAATCCAACAGCTTCTCCAAAGTACCTCCCAGGATGAGCAAGAGTTTAACAAGGGCCTTGAGAAGCTGTCAGACTACTTTCAATATGACTACCAAGACAAGAGGGAGCAAAGGGCTAACCAACTGCTTAACCATTATGCAAGGGAGCTTAACATAGACCAGGTTTTCAATACAGGATTCATTGATGCCTACACGGTAGGGGAGGAAGCCTACCAATGTGACATTGAGGGAGGCGAGCCAATGATAAGGAAGATAGACCCAAGGAAGATGAGGATATTGGGCATTGGCAACTCCAACAGGATTGAGGATGCTGACATGATAGTGCTTGAGGACTATTGGTCTCCTGGCAAGATAATAGACGTGTTTTGGGATGTCCTTAGCAAGGACGACATAAAGACCATAGAGGAAGGAAGTTATGGAAATGGTACTGCCTATTCAGATGAAATGGATAATGTTGACCCCAGGTATGGCTTTATCCCAAGGGTGGATGTTGATGGCAACTATAATACCATAGACCCATACTCACTGTTTGATGACACCTATTCCTCAAGCCTACTGCCCTATGACCTCAATGGCAACATAAGGGTGCTCAGGGTATATTGGAAGTCAAGGAGGAAGATAAAGAAGGTGAAGGGCTATGACCCAGAGACAGGTGAGGAGACATTCAACTTCTATCCAGAGAACTACATCATAGACCCTGACAAGGGAGAGGAAGAACAAGCCTTTTGGGTGAATGAGGCATGGGAAGGCACGAAGATAGGCAATGACATATATGTGAACATGAGGCCAAGGCCAGTACAGTATAACAGGCTGAGCAACCCTTCGAGGTGCCATTTTGGTATAGTTGGAAGCATATACAACATAAATGGCAATGAGCCATTCAGCATGGTGGACATGGTAAAACCATATAGCTATATGTATGACATCTATCATGACAGGCTCAACAAGCTCCTTGCCAAGAACATGGGTAAACTGATAAGGATGGACTTTGCCAAGGTGCCTAAGGGATGGGATGTTGACAAGTGGCTGTACTACATGAAGGTGAATGGCATAGCCGTTGAGGACAGCTTCAAGGAAGGCAATGTGGGAATGGCCACAGGCAAACTTGCTGGTGCCATGAACAATGCGTCAAGTGGAGTGATAGATGCCTCTTTGGGCAATGACATTCAGCAGTACATTTCCCTTCTTGAGTGGATAGACAACCAGATAGGCCAACTTCTTGGCATAACAAAGCAGAGAGAAGGACAGATAAGCAACAGGGAGACAGTGGGTGGAGTGGAAAGGGCCACCCTGCAATCAAGCCATATCACCAAGTGGCTGTTCTTCATTCATGATGACGTTAAGAAGAGGGTTCTTGAATGCTTGTTGGAAACAGCCAAGATAGCCCTTAGGGGGAGGAAGAAGAAGTTTAGCTACATACTCTCTGATGGTGCGGAGAAGATAATGGAGATAGACGGTGATGAGTTTGCCGAGTGTGACTATGGCATAGTGGTTGATAATGGCAATGGCATACAAGAGCTTAACCAAAAACTTGACACCTTGGCACAGGCGGCACTTCAAAACCAGGCACTTAACTTCTCAACCATAATGAAGATATACTCTACCAACTCAATAGCCGAAAAGCAGAGGATGATAGAGATATACGAGAGAAAGCAAAAGCAAGAGCAGGAGCAACAACAGCAACAACAACTTCAACTCCAACAGCAACAACTCAAGCAACAGGCCCAGCAGCAACAAATGCAGGTGCAGCAAAACTACCAAATAAACAAGGACAACAATGAGACCAAGCTCCTTGTGGCCCAGATAAACAGTCAGGCAGAGAGCCAGAGGTATGCCATGATGAACGATGGTACTGTGAGTGGCAGTGAGATTAAGGAGAAGAAGCTCAATGAGCAGATTAGACAGTTTAATGAGAGAATGCAGCAACAGGCTGACAAACTTGCCTTTGAGAAGCAGAAGCATACTGATGAAATGCAAGAAAAAAGAATGAGTAATAAATAAAAACATATAGATATGGATTACCGTGAAAAAGAATTATACCTACTGCAACAAATACATGCCTCACAGGTTGACCCTACATGGGAGAATACTAAGGACAAGCCATTTAGCACTATAGGGAATGGACTCAAGGTAGTGAATAATACTCTACTGTTAACTGGGAGGATAATAAAGAGCGTGGCAGGGGGTACAGTAGAAATGGAAGCAGGTAAGTACTATGATATTACACTGACCAATGACAATGCATTGACATTGACAATAAAACCCATTGATGATACTACTTATGCATATGATTATGAGGGTAGCTTTGATACAGATGACAAAGCCACTCCAAAGGTGACATGGCCTGAGGGTGTAAATTGGTTACACATGCCAGTAATGAGGGTCGCCATGCATTATGAGTTCAGTATCAGGGTAGTGAATGGCAAAAAATATGGTATAGTGT